GTTTAAGTAAGTCGAAGGGTTGTCAGAAATGGCAACCTTTCTTTTTTTAAAAACCTAAATACTTGGGAGTTTTAAATGATTGATTCAGATATTCACAACGCAGATTCACGATTAGCAGTTAAGTTTGAAAAGCGAGAAGTTCAAAACGCTGATAGAACATTAGAAGAAGGTAGACCAATCTTTGAAGAAAAGGTCTTTATTAAAATAGTAGTGCCAGGCGATTCTCTATCAGAAATTGATCGTCAAGTGTACGAATCAGATAAAAATAGGTTTCCAATACAATGGGCTAATTTTATGAATCGCATAGGCGATGATGCAAGTTACTCAGGGACATCATTAAAAGAATGGCCTTTGATTACTTCAACACAAGCCGAAGAATTGCGAGGAATTAAGTTCCATACAGTAGAGTCTATTGCAATGGCAACCGATCAAAGCATCCAAAAGCTAGGTATGTTAGCAGGAATGTCACCACATACTTTCAGGGATAAAGCTAAGGCTTTCCTTAAAATGGCTAAAGAGGGTGCAGATGTAGCACAAAGAGAAGAAGAAATAAACAAACTTAAAGAAGAAAATGCTAAAATAAGGCAAGAAACAGATGCAAAGATGGCTGAAATGCAAACTAAGTTTGAATCTCAGATGACATCTCTACTTGCAGCCGTTGGTCAAAAAAGAGGTAGGAAACCAAAAGTAGAGGAATAATATGTCATCGACAATGCTCGAACTCATGCAACAAACATCTAGTGAACTAGGTCTAGTTGCACCAACTTATGTCGCAGGCAATACACAGCAAGATGTAATTCAGTTATTAGCTTTAATGAATCGTGCTGGTTATAACCTGATTAAAGAATACGATTGGCGAGCATTGCAAAAGGAGTATCGTTTCTACACACAAGCTATTAGTACGACTGGCGATGGTGTAAATGGTTCTTACAATCTGTTAAATGTAGCAAATACAACAGGTTTAAGTAATAAGTGGCAAGTAACTGGCACAGGAATAGCACAAGATTGTTATGTTGTTTCTGTGTCTGGTTCTACTGTTACGCTTAATCAACCTTTACAAGCAACTAATGTCGGTATAGCACTTACATTTGGTCAAACAAAGTACGATTTACCTCCTGATTACGAGACTATTACAGATAGAACGCAGTGGGATAAGACAAAACATTGGGAAATGCTCGGGCCAGAGGATGCACAACAATGGCAATGGTTAAAGTCAGGATATATTTCAACAGGCCCAAGAGTAAGATGGCGAATCTATGGCGAATATTTCAATATATGGCCAATAATGAACACACAGGAGTATTTAGGATATGAATACAGATCAAAAGGTTGGGCTGAAAGTTCAAGTGGAACTGTTAAAAACAGCTTTACTGCTGATACTGACACGACTTTTCTTGACGATACAATCATGGTGCTTGCTACTAAACTCAAGTTCTTCCAAATTAAGAACTTTGATACTACGAGCCTACAACAAGATTACGAAAGGTATCTAAGCGTAGCTAAAGCAAACGATAAGGGTAGTGCTACATTGAGTTTTGCACCTTATCCAAGCAAAGTATTGATAGGGTATGCAAATCTACCTGATACAGGATACGGCTCTTAAAAATGTATATACAACAAGGCTCAAACATGGTAACCTATTCATTGTTTAATGATAAGGGGTTTACTATGAAAGCATGGGAATACAGAAATGTATCTATTCAAGATCGTTTTGAGCAAAACAAACAAGTTGATTTAGTAACAGGTTGTCATAATTATTTAGGTTTTAAAACAAGACAAGGGTATGGCAAAATCAAATATCAAGGTCGTGCTTATATTGCTCATCGTTTGTTTTATATCTTAAATAAAGAAGATGTACCCAATAATAAATGTGTATTGCATCGTTGTGATAACCCATCATGTTTTAATTTAGAGCATTTATTCGTAGGTAGTAATGCTGACAATGTGGCTGATAAAGTTGCAAAAGGTAGACAATACAGACCTCCAACAGGAAAAAATCATCATAGGGCAATGGCTAAATTAACTGAAGAACAAGTAAAAGAGATAAAAATGTTACTTAATCGTGGTTATAGTCAAGCAGACATACATCGTGATTTCAAGGTAAGTAGAAACATTGTTTCTGACATTGCCAATAAAAAGACATGGACTTATTTATGATTCCACAAAAGTTTAGGGCTAAGACTGCTAGTATTCCATCACCTATTGGGGGTTGGAACGCTAGAGATTCATTAGCTAATATGGATGCTATGGATGCTGTAACCATGAATAATTGGTTTCCTACACCTACAGACATTACTTTTAGGAAAGGTTACACCAAGTATTCAATAGGTATATCAGGCAAAGTCAATACTTTAATGAATTACTCTAGTCCTACAGGCAATAAACTGTTTGCAGTAGGTACAACAGTTATTTATGATGCGTCAACAAGTACAGCAACAAGCGTATTCACAGGATTAACTAATAATAGACTTCAGTTTGTATCTTTAACTAACTCAGGTGGTAGTTTTCTAGTAGCGTGTAATGGTGCAGACCCAGTTCTAGTCTATAACGGAACATTTTGGTCATATATAGCTACAACATCGACTGCACAGACTATTTCTACGATTACAAAGAGTGGAACTACTGCTACTTTAACGACTGCTAGTCCTCATGGCTTAATAACAGGTAATCAAGTAACGATTACAGGTGCAACAAGTAACGAATATAACGGGAATTACAGAATTACAGTTACAGGTGCATCAACATTCACTTATACGATGGCTAGTACCCCTGCAGCTAATGCAACAGTTGTGGGGACTTATACAGTTTTAGGGATTACAGGAGTTAATTCAAATACATTTATTAATGTAAATCTTTTTAAAAACAGACTATATTTTACGCAAAAAGATACTCTAAATTGTTGGTATATGCCTGTTCAAAGCATTGGTGGTGCAGCAAGTCAGTTAGATTTTGGTAGTATTGCAAGAAATGGTGGCTATTTACAAGCAATGGCAACATGGACAATAGACGCTGGCGAAGGTGCAGACGATTACGCTGTATTTGTTACATCTAATGGTGAAACAATCGTATATTTAGGTACTGATCCTAGTAATGTAGCGACATGGGCATTAAAAGGAGTATGGCAATTAGGTCAAACATTCACTAGAAGATGCTTTTTTAAGTGGGGTGGTGATGTTCTATTACTCACTCAAGATGGACTTGTACCACTTGCTAGTGCTTTACAATCTTCACGACTAGACCCTAGAGTTAATCTAACAGACAAGATTTATTATGCTGTAAGTCAAGCTGCTAGTTCTTTTTCAAGTCTACCTAATTGGCAGATTTCGTATTACGCTGGTGAGAATATGCTTATTTTGAACATTCCTACAGATTTAGGGATGCAACAATATGTTATGCACACAATTACAAAGTCATGGGGACAATTTACAGGTATTGAGGCTTATACCTTTCAGATGAGCAATCAAAATATGTATTTTGGTGGCGATGGCTATGTAGGTAAGTTTTGGGATACATTTGCAGATAATGGCACGAATATAGTCGGTCAAGTTCAACAGGCATATAGCTATTTCGAGACTAGAGGGCAACAAAAAAGATTCACAATGGTAAGGCCTATGCTATTGACAGATAATGGCGTACCGACTGTTTTATGCAATGTATCGACTGATTTTCAAGAACAGAATAACTTAGGTGCAGTACAGTTTAACCCTGGTGCTTATGCAATAGGTAAGTGGGACACAGCGTTATGGGATCAAGCAACATGGGGTGGAACATTGACAATTAATAAAGATTGGCAAGGAGTAACAGGTATAGGTTACTGTGCAGGGTTAAATTTAAGTATTGCAAGTCAAGGAATTGAAGTGCATTGGACATCTACCGATTTCGTCATGGAATCAGGTGGAGTTATATAGTTTTTCAAGAAAATCGAGTATAATCGTTAAAACCGATAACTTGGTTTCTTTTAACAGGAGAGAGTTATGGGTTTATTTGATCAGCAACAGTACACTACGCAAGCTAGGTATAATCCAAATGATTATGCACAGCCACAAGTTGGTCAAGGGTTAATGGGGTTAGGACAACAACCTCAACAAGGCATCAATCCCTATGCAACAAATCGTGGATTACCAATGCCACAAAACCCTAATTACATGGGTATGTCAGATGCACCATTTAATCCTGCAATGGGAATGCCTCAAGCCAATATGCCTTTAATGCGTGATAATTTTGCTGGTGGAGGAGGGGTTAATTTTAATATTCCTAATGGGCAACCACAGCCTATGCCAAGTCCTCAATATCCAACTGGCAATCAGCAATGGTTTGAAGGTTCAAATAGTGATAGTGGGAGTTACGAGTACCCACAACAACCTCAAAGAAATAGAGCACCAGGCACAGAAGTCAATGGGCAATTTGTTCCTACTTTTTCAAATCCTGATGGCTCTTATATGAGTGAAGGGAAAATGGTTTACCCTCAACAACCTCAAGGCACTACTCCTGCACTAAGACCTACACCACAACCTCCTCAAATATTTCAACCTATGCAACAACAACCTAGTAATCCTGTAAATACTCAAACTGTGCAACCTAATTTCATGGGTCAAACACCTTTTGGACAACCACAGACTAGTCAATTTACTTCTACTAATCCTTTTGTTCAAGCTGCACAAGCTAATGCTCAAGGTAATATTGCTGGTGCATTACAAGCAACTGCAGCGAATCGTATCAATCAACAAACACCATACGGAAGTCTACAGTATCAACAAACAGGTACAGATGCTCAAGGTAATCCTATTTGGAGTGCTAATCAACAGTTAAGCCCAGAGTTACAACAATTAACTCAAAGTTCATTAGCTGGTTTACAAGCATCGCAAGCAAATCCGATGTATGGAATTAACCCTGGCGATACTTACTCTAATGCAATTATGCAAAGGTTAGCACCTCAACAATCTCAAGCAAGAGAGGCTTTAGATGCACAGTTAGCTAATCAAGGCATTATGCCTGGTTCTGAGGCTTACAATCGTGCAAAAGTATTGCAAGGTCAAACACAAAATGATGCTCTTACAAGTGCTATTGTTGGTGGTATGCAAACAGGTTTACAAGCACAAGGATTACAAAATACAACTGCAGCGAATATTCGTAATCTAGCAACTCCAGGCTATGTAACTCCTTATAACCAAGCAGCAGTAGCAGGGCCTGATTATTTAAGTGCTTATACAAGTCAAAACGCTACAGATATTGCAAGACAGAACGCTGAGGCAGCCCAAAGAGCATCACTTCTAAGTACATTGGGTGGACTAGGCTCAAGTGCAATCTTAGGTGGAACAGGTGCTAATAGTGCATTAGGTGGATTATTAGGATTAGGTAATCAAGGATTAACTGCATTAGGTAACTCTAGTTTATGGTCATCTTTATTTGGTAATAATGCACCAGCAATAACTGGAGATACTAATTTTTTAAATAGCATTGGTTTAGGTGGTTCAACTTATGGTTCAGGAATAGGTGGAATGACTACTGATCCTTTAGCAGGGTTATATACCAATGGATTAAGTCCTGAGCAAAATTTGAGTGATTTATTTAACAGTTCATTTGGGTTTGGTTATTAAATGAGAATTGATTACGGAGGTGCAGTAATTCCTTGGTACGAGAGACCTCTTGCTGGAGGTTTTAACTACACATGGGAAGAAAAACCACCTGATCCTCCTCCACTTGAAGTTCAGCAATACATTGCTAATGAAAATTACATTCAAGAAAAGATGCAAGAAGGTAATGGTGGCATAGGAGGATTTTTAACTAATTATATTAATCCTGTTCTTGATACTGCGGCATCAGACCCTATTAAAACTGCAGCCATGTTAGTTGCATCTGTTGTTGCACCTGAGTTAATTCCTATTATTGCTGGTGCTGATACAGCTATAGCAGGTGGAACTCCAGAAGATATACTTAAATCGGCTGCGACTGCGTATGTATCACAGGCAGTAGGTGGTGAGATTAAAGATTTTGTAGGTGGATTAGGTGGTGCAGACATAAGTTTGCCATCTGAAACACCTTATGTAGATTTACCTGATGGTGAGTTTTTATTAACTCCAAATGTTCCTCCTCCAGCATTACCAGATGATGCCTCAAGACTAGCTCAAATGTTAAAAGAATTTGAGAATCCTACAGAATTGACAGGGCCAACTATAGATGTAGCTGATAGGATTTCTATAG